TCTCACGATATCTGCTGCTCGCAGCTTGCCTTTATACATGACGAACTCCAATACGAATGCCACGGGCTCCACGCAGACCGTTTGGCAGCATCCTTGGTATCAAGCGCAGCTGAGGCTGGGGCTTACTACAACCTCAGATGTCCAATCGGAGCCGAGTCCAAAATCGGAGACAACTGGGCAGATGTGCACTAAATGTGGTGAGATAAAACCACTCAATGAGTTCCCTAAACAGGATGGACCTACACGTGCACCTCGAAGAGTCTGTCGTGACTGTAGAGGCAAACATGATAAAACCATACGTAACTTAAAAAAGGCACACCCCAAACCTGAACCAGGTCCATGTCCTATTTGTGGTACACATACGGAAGTATGGGTTCTAGATCATAATCATGAGACCATGGAGTTCAGAGGGTACATATGTAAGCATTGTAATGCTGGTTTAGGTTTATTAAAAGACTCACCTAGCATTGTGTCAAATGCACTAAAATACTTAAATAGTGAAACTACTGATTGATGCAGATTATATTGTCTATAAATCCTGTGCCGCATGTGAATCAGAGATTGACTGGGGTGATGATGTCATCATGGTTATCTCAAAGTTCAGTGAGGCTTACAAGGCTGTAAAACGCGAACTTAAAAAGATTGAAGATGCTTTCTTTTCTAGCACCGGTACTATTCTGTTCTTTAGTGATAGTGTCAATTTTAGGAAGTCTATCCTTGACTCCTACAAAGGTCACCGCCAAAGAAAGAAGCCCTGCGGATATAGACGTGTAATCGAAAAACTAAAAACTGAATATGAAGTAATCAGGATGCCACAGTTGGAAGCAGATGATGCCATGGGAATCTATGCGACACTGCATCCAGGCAACTGTATTGTCAGTCCTGATAAAGATATGAAACAGATCCCTGGTCTTCTCTACAACCTAGCAGAAACCATGGAGATCACTGAAGAAGAAGGAATGCAATGGCATTTTATTCAGACACTGGCAGGTGACCAAACAGATGGTTATGCCGGCGTTCCTGGATTAGGCGTAAAACGTGCTGCTGCTATTTTTGATAAAGACGGATACACTTGGGAAACGATTGTCAAAGCCTTCGATGAGAAGGACTTGGATGAGTCAGTTGCCTTACAGAATGCACGTCTGGCAAAGATACTCACTATCGAGAACTATGACCTCACCGAACACCGACCCATCCTCTGGACTCCCGCCGATGCCCGTAACCGAACCCACAATGGAGCAAGAGTTCCAACTGCGTAGGTTGAAAGACCTCCTGCCTAATGCTCAGAAGGAAGACATCATTACTATCTTCATGGCATTGCAGCGGCAGAACTTTGCTCTGACCAATACAATTAAACAACTATTAAAAGAATGGCCCACTCGCCAGACTACTACCGAAGGGGAACCATCGAAGTATGGGACTTTATTCGTGATCAAGGACTTTCCTACCACCTAGGTAACGCTGTAAAATACATTTGCAGAGCAGGCTACAAAGAAAACTATGTAGAAGACCTAGAAAAAGCCATTCATTATCTCACCAACGAATTGCAATATGTCACTCCTGAGCAACCAAGCGATCGAGTTCCGCCGAGCGTACAGTATACCGAACGATTTGAGCCTTCGGACTACTCAAAAGAATTTGATCGTTGAGGAATTCAAAGAGTTCCTACAAGCTGATTTAGAGATGGCTCTGATGCATCCCCCTGATCGTGAAGCTTGCTTGAAAGAGCTGGCTGATCTTGTCTATGTCTGTGCTCAGTACGCTGAAAACATGGATTGGGATCTTGAACAAGCTCTACGCCGTGTACACAAATCAAACATGTCCAAGCTAGGCAATGACGGCAAGCCTGTTAAACGCAAGGACGGCAAGGTTCTTAAAGGACCTAACTACAAACCACCCGATTTATCTGATTTAGTATAATGTCTAAACTCATCTCTCGCACAGGACGTGTACAGTCCTGGATGGACAACCCCCAGTCCAGATTGCCAGTATCGTGCACGGTTATGTCGGTTGATGACAGCATGACCGGTGTCAATGGGATCGAATCCTCATGGCGATTCGTAAGCCACGCTTTACGCCATGGGGCTGGTGTCGCAGTACACCTGTCCAATCTTCGACCCAAGGGTACTGTTACTACAAAAGGACCAGATGAATTAGTGGCCAGTGGACCCGTGTCATTTGGACGCATCTACTCTATGCTCAATGAAGTGTTACGCAGAGGTGGCACCTTCCGTAATGGGGCTTGCGTTTTGCATCTCGACATCGACCACCCTGACTCACTCGAATTCATTCAAACACCCCGACATGAACTACCCTGGGTTAAACGCTGCATCAATCTCACTGAAGAATCCTGGCATGAGTTCCCCTACAAAGAAGAACTCCTCCAAGGGATTCGGAAAGGAGACATCTGGCTGAATAAAATTAGGTACGACAAAGATGGAAACCGCATCAGAGGAAACGTCTGTCTTGAGGTTTACCTGCCTTCACGAGGCACATGCTTGTTGCAGCATGTCAATCTCGCTGCCTGTACTCTCTCTGACATCCCAAAAGCTTTCGTTGAGGGTATGTCCGAGTTGTGTGCGCTCCATCCTACGACAGGTGTCGGAGAATCTGGGGAATACCTCAGCCCAGACGTTGATAAGCAAGTCGGGCTTGGAATGCTTGGACTTGCCAACTTGCTCCGCCAAAATGGAGTCAAGTATGGAGAGTTTGGAATAGCTCTCCGTGATATTAATCAAGAGAAGGTAAACTTCTCAACCGCTCATGATATCGCTCAGTCCATCAGAGATGGCATTGAGCAGGCTGCAGCCATCGCCAAGAGTCATAACATGGTAAGAGCCTTTGCCATCGCTCCTACGGCCTCCTGCAGCTATCGTAGCGTCGGTCTAGACGGGTTCACTTCCTGTCCTGAGATCGCTCCACCTATTGCTCGGTCAGTTGACCGGGACAGTGGCACCTTTGGTGTCAATACCTATGAATATGGCGATGTTGAGATCGCCTCTGAAGTAGGCTGGGAATCGTACAAACTTGTAGCGGACCAGCTTATGATAATGCTTGAAAAAACAGGACTTCTTCACGGATACTCGTTCAACTCATGGAGTGATCAGGTAACCTATGACAATGCGTTCATTGAAGAGTGGCTATCGTCTCCTCAAACAAGCCTCTATTACAGTTTGCAGGTAATGGGAGACGTCCAGGACAAGACTAGTGCATACGCTGCACTTGATGAGTCTGATGTTGATGATTACCTTGCGGACTTGTTAACTCCTGAACCTCAATGTGATTGCGCAGAATGACCCCGTATGATAAACTAATCTCCAGGAAACGGACCTGGACTCCTGTTCAAACTGAAGCAGGTACACTTAAATCTGGCGCGGAAGAAGCTGTTTACCGCGCCTTAGCTCTCCGCTGTCTCGAACTGCCGGTGGGTGACTTTATATCACACTCATTAAAAGGTGAGATCCCTGATGCAGCACGTCAGATCCTAGAAATGAACATCAAGGATGAAGAAAACCATGATTTGGCTCTGAACTACGCTGTAAATGCACTCGGTACCGATGAAAAAGCAGAACGAGAAGCACAGATCTTGAAAAAAGCATGGGAAGAGCATGAAGACCACACAATTGTCAAGGCTATGGTAGCCGAACGTAGTGTTTTCTTCTGTTTGCTCCCATTCTTTCGCTATGCCGGAGATGCTGGCCTGAGGACGATTTCCGCAGATATTAGCCGTGATGAACAGATTCATGTTGCTACGAATTCTCTTGTATGCCGTGAGCTGGGTCTTAATCCTTCTAAGTCTCTCAACAAACTGAGAAAAGCAACTGTAGACTGGGTTTTCCAGCCTCTACAAGCTGAAAACACCGATAAGTTTTTAGCGAAAAATTTTTGGCACTCACAGAGCGATTCACTTTTTGAAAAGGGTATCGCAGAGGGCTTTTCTAACACCAGGTCGGCACGTATGCCGGCATTCTTTGAACATTCCAATGTCAATCTCCCTCAATACGCTTGAGACTTACGGCATGTCCGTCAAGTCTATCTTAGCAGAGATGGAAGAAAACTTTCCACCCACAAACCCAGGTCCAGGTGATAGCATCTCAACTATCATGTATCGATCTGGACAACGCTCCGTAGTGGAGTGGTTACTCAATCGATTAGAACAAGATGGCATTTAATCAAAACTTTTATAACCAAGTCATTGCCATGGGTGGTTCTGCCGCCTCAGCGAACAACGTAGCCCGTGCCTCTCGCCCCGGTCGTGCATTTCAAAACTTTGCTAGTGCATTTAGTGCACAGAAAGCTTCAGCTGATGCTTCATACCAGGCTAACCTAGCACAGCAACGCATGGCTGAGCGTCAACAACAGTTGATGGCACAGATTGCACAGGGACCACCAAAAGCAAACAAAGCTTTACGTGGTTCTGACTACAAACCTAAGTTTAGGTCTTCAGTTTCCAAGACTGAATCTAAGCGTGCAGTATCCAAAGGCACCTATCAGTTCTCTAACCCACTTGGCATGGGTGGTGCTGCAGGTAGCCGTACAGGTGGCATGGGTGGTCTAGCATAATGAAAGCAAAGGAACGGTATGATAAACTGCGTTCACGTCGAGATAATTATCTTGACATGGCAGTTGAATGCTCACGTTTGACTCTGCCTTACCTTATCCGACAAGACGAATCACAAGACCGCAAGTCTCTTACTACACCATGGCAAGCAGTTGGTTCTAAAGCTGTCACAACGCTGGCAGCTAAGCTGATGCTTGCCTTGCTCCCTCCCCAAACCACGTTCTTTAAACTACAGGTTAGGGATGACAAGCTGGGTGAAGAACTTGACCCACAGATTAGAAGTGAACTTGATCTCTCTTTCTCTAAAGTAGAAAGGATGATCATGGATTACATCAATGCGTCAAGTGATCGTGTGGTTGTACATGAAGCTGTACGACATCTCATTGTTGGTGGTAATGCACTGATCTACATGGGTAAAGAAGGGTTGAAACATTACCCACTGAATCGATACGTTGTCAACCGTGATGGTAATGGTAACGTGATCGAGATTGTAACTAAAGAAAAAATTAGTCGTGAGGTTCTTGGCGATGTGCTGAAGGAACCACTTCCTAATCACGTAGGACGCGAAGGCACAAAGGACCAGGAGGTTGAGGTGTACACCTATGTCCATCTGGATAGTAAGAACGGTCGCTGGAACTGGCATCAGGAAGCCTTTGATAAGGTGATCCCTGGTACCAAAAGCACAGCCCCTAAGAATGCTAGTCCATTTTTGGTCCTCAGATTCAACACTGTTGACGGCGAAGACTATGGTCGTGGCAGAGTAGAGGAGTACCTCGGTGATCTCAAATCACTTGAAGCACTGTCACAAGCCCTGGTTGAAGGGTCAGCAGTTGCTGCTAAGGTAGTGTTCTTGGTGTCACCATCATCGACAACCAAGCCTCAGACTCTAGCCAAGGCAGGAAACGGTGCTATTGTACAAGGACGTCCAGAGGATGTGCAGGCTGTCACTGTGGGTAAGCAAGCGGACTTCGCTACTGCTGCACAGATGGCACAGACAATGGCACAACGAATCAGTGATGCATTCCTGGTGCTTAACATCCGACAGTCAGAACGTACAACAGCTGAGGAAGTCAGGCTTACACAGCTTGAACTTGAGCAACAGTTAGGAGGTATCTTCTCGTTGCTTACAATTGAATTCCTCATCCCTTATTTAAACAGGACGCTGCTAGTACTACAACGGTCGGGTCAGATCCCTAAGATACCACGTGATCTGGTCCGTCCGTCTATCGTTGCTGGTGTGAATGCACTAGGACGTGGACAAGATCGAGAATCTCTTACACAATTCCTGATGACCATCGCACAAACGATGGGACCACAGGCTATCATGCAGTACATTGATCCCAGTGAGTACATCAAACGACTCGCTGCTGCACAAGGTATTGACACGCTGAACCTCATCAAGTCTCAAGAGCAGCTGCAAGCTGAGCAAGAGCAAGCGATGAATCAACAAGCTAACATGGAAGTTGTGAAGCAGGTTGGTCAACTGGCAAGCGCTCCTGGAAATGACCCAAGTAAAAATCCCGCCCTAAATCCTGAGTTAAATGACGGAACCGAAGAAGCCCCGCCGCCGCAAGGCGCAGGCTAAACCAGTTGAACCTGTAGAAACACAGGTCGAAAAAACTGAAGAAGAAATCCCAATCAACAAGTATGCTCCCAAAGATAAACTGGGTAAGCCGTTGGTGGGTCGCAGTCCTAACTATGTTACTAGCGTAGGGCTGGGTAAACTAAACGTAGTCCACGCCAAAGGAGTGAAAGATAATGGCAACTCTTAATTATGATCCTACAGATGTGAATGCACCTGAGTTCACAGAATCAGAGCAAGAAGCTATTCAGGTTGGAGAACAGGCGTTCCAAGAGGAACAAGCAACCTTTGCAGGTAAGTTCAAGTCTGCTGAAGACCTAGAGCAAGCCTACATTGAACTGCAGAAGAAACTCGGTGACCCCGAAGCTCGTACTGAGCAAGAGGCACCAGAGGCTGAGCCTGAGGCTGAGCAAGATCCTGTGTCTAGCCTGGTTAACGACGTCCTGAATGCTGAGAACCCTGATGAGCTGATGGCTCAGTTCGCAGAGATGGACTCACAAGAGGTTGCCAAAGCATTCCTGAATGCAGACTACAACCCCGCCGCTGTAGAACTAGAAGATGCTGACATCAGCACCATCCAGAACTCAGTTGGTGGGGAGGAAGGCTACGCAGAACTCATGCAGTGGTCTAACGAAAACTTCCCTCCTGAACTTGTGGAGGGATTCGATCAGTTGGTAGCAACTGGTAATCGTTATGCTATTCAGCTTGCAGTCAACGGACTCATGGCAGCTTACCAAAACCAGAATGGTATGGAAGGTGAGATGCTCACAGGCAAAGGTACTGCACAAACTGCTGATGTATTCCGGTCCCAGGCTGAGGTTATTCAAGCTATGAATGACCCACGCTATGACGCTGATCCAGCTTATCGTCAGGACATCTTCAATAAACTAGATCGTTCTGACCTCAACACTTATTAATTAAACAATGACAGCTACTATCGCACTTCAGAAGCGTTCCTCTTTGTGGGATCGCTACCTCCAGTGGGTTAGCAGCACTGAGAACCGGCTCTATGTGGGACACTTCGGTGTCCTCATGGTACCTTGTCTACTGGCAGCTACCACTTGTTTTATCATCGCATTCATTGCAGCACCCCCAGTTGATATCGATGGAATCAGAGAACCAGTCGCAGGCTCCCTCCTGTACGGAAACAACATCATCTCTGGAGCGGTTGTCCCCTCCAGCAACGCAATCGGACTACATCTCTACTCAATCTGGGAAGCCGCTTCCCTCGATGAGTGGCTCTACAACGGAGGACCATACCAACTTGTGGTGTTCCACTTTCTCATCGGTGTCTTCGCTTACATGGGACGCGAATGGGAACTTAGTTACCGACTCGGAATGAGGCCCTGGATCTTTGTCGCATACTCCGCACCAGTTGCTGCTGCAACAGCTGTATTCCTTGTCTATCCTTTTGGACAAGGTAGTTTCTCTGATGGAATGCCGTTGGGCATCTCGGGTACCTTCAACTACATGTTGGTATTCCAAGCTGAGCACAACATTCTTATGCATCCCTTCCATATGCTTGGGGTCGCTGGTGTTTTTGGTGGCAGTTTGTTTAGCGCCATGCACGGTAGCCTTGTTACTTCTTCTCTGGTTCGTGAGACTACTGAAAGCGAGTCACAGAACTATGGTTACAAGTTTGGGCAAGAAGAAGAGACGTATAACATCGTAGCTGCACACGGTTACTTCGGACGTTTGATCTTCCAATATGCATCTTTTAATAACTCACGTAGCCTTCACTTTTTCTTGGCTGCTTGGCCTGTGGTGGGTATCTGGTTCACTGCACTTGGTGTGAGCACCATGGCATTCAACTTGAATGGCTTCAACTTCAACCAGTCTATTCAGGCTGCTGATGGTCGTGTGATCAACACCTGGGCTGACATCCTCAACCGAGCTGGTCTTGGTATGGAAGTCATGCACGAGCGTAATGCACACAACTTCCCTCTTGACTTGGCAACTGCTGAGTCTGCACCTATCGCACTTACTTCACCCGCTATCGGTTAATGAACGACACTCAAATCTGGCCCACCGAACCACGTATGTACATCGACGAAAACTCTATTCCTCATAACGAACGCGCCGAGCGTCTTAATGGCAGGCTTGCCATGCTCGGCGTGATGGCTGCGCTTGGAGCGTATGCACTCACTGGTCAAATTATCCCCGGAGTATGGTAATGCCTCAAGGTAAAGGAACTTATGGATCCAAAAAGGGTCGCCCACCTAAAAAGAACAAACCGATGAAACCGGTTAAAAAATAATGGCTAAATCCGTTAGTCTACGGATGGGGAAGCACAAGTCACGGTCTGGCGGCTTGACAAAAGCAGGTCGCGAGAAGTATAATCGTGAAACAGGTTCAAACCTGAAAGCTCCCCAACCAGGTGGCGGTCCTCGTAAGCGGTCCTTCTGTGCCCGAATGAAAGGTAACAAAGGACCGATGAAAAAGAACGGTAAGCCCACCCGGAAGGCTCTAGCCCTACGTAAATGGAAATGTTAAATGGCTAAACAAGGATTGTATGCCAACATCCACGCCAAGCGTAAGCGTATCGCTGCTGGCAGTGGTGAAAAAATGAGGAAGCCTGGGGCTGCTGGAGCACCTACGGCTGCTAACTTCAAACGCTCCGCAAAAACTGCAAAGAAACCAAAGAAAGCTTAAACTAATTACTATGAAAACTATCGCTCTTTCCACCCTCGCGCTGTCTTCTTTCGCCCTGCCTGCTATGGCTGGTGCATACTTGAACGTCGAAGCTAACCAAGGCTGGTCCGGTGAGGACTACCAAGGTGCTTTGTTGGAGACTCACGTGGGCTATGAAAACTCCCTGGGTGACAGCGCAAGCTGGTACATTCAAGGGGGTCCTGCCATCTCCTTCCCGGATGACGCTGAGCAAGTCGGTGCTGCCTCTGGCAAAGTCGGTCTCGGTGTCGATGTGACTAAGAAACTCTCCGTCTATGGTGAAGTCTCTGCCATCACGTCTGAAGGCTTGGAGCTTGAAGGTCTCGGCGTTGGTGCCAAGACCGGTGTTAAGTACAAATTCTAAAGTAACGTACGTTCATCCTCATGGAAGACAACATCTACGAGCTACAATTTACAGCCACCTCTCTCCGCATGATGCACAAAGCAGTGAACTTCGCACTTGACCAATGGCCAGGTGGGGATCCTGTGGAGCAGCAATACTATACGTATCTGAGAGATAGCCTGCAACGTGTACTCCTAGAGGAGACTTTCATGTTGGACGCATGACGCCACACCATGGAACGGGGGTGTGGTACTTCGGAGAAATTCAATGCCTACCGTTGAACTGCAAGCTCGCGTTAAAGAGCAAAAGGCTGCTGTCAAGCAAGCCAAGCTGAAGTATCGCGGCGTTACTTACATTAAATCTGGCAAGTAGACTTTTGGGGAGGTGCAATTCCTCCCCTGCCTATTGGCGTTGGCCCTACGGGACACCCTTCGCCGTCTAGACGGTGGGAATAGACCACATTAAAATCTATTATTAACAACATGTCTCGATCACGTTTCGGAAAAGGCAGCACAAATGACATGCCTGCTACTTTCCGTGTTCTATATGTGACCAATGCATCTGATGATCCTCTCTTTATCCCTGGTAATCAGGCGGAAGGAGACAACCCCGACAGTGGCAGTAAAGCACAAAGGCTAGCTGACTGCCGTAATCTTGTCGGTGTTGATACTGGAGATGCTAACATTGGTGTAGCTGTTCAACCTAATACTCTTGCTGATTGGTAATTAATTATGCGCGTACCTGCAATCTATGAAACTTCCCGTGGTGAACCCACGGATGAAAATCCCCTTGGTCAACCGGTTTCAACCGTGACTGACTACGGTCGTGACCTGGGTGTCGGTTATGTCGAAGGTGACACCTCCCTGGCTGTCTCCACTAACAGTGACTACACTGCTAACAACTTCCCTGCTACTGTGAATGGCGTTGCCACCACTTATGCTTGGACTAAGACTGACACCACCACTGGCACTACGTTGACTAACAACACTGCACGTGTGTGCAACCTGGCAGCTAATGCTACTGGTGGTTCTTGTGTCCTTCAGGTTGTTGCTACTAACGCACAAGCTGACAACTCCCCTCACACTGAAACCCTTACTATCACTGTTGCGTGATACGTTGGGAGAGCACCTCAGAGTCGGACTCTCCCTTCTTTTGGCTTTTGGCCCTACGGGATAACCAATTGCCGAACGTTCGGTAAGACGTTGAATTTTACCACAAAAAAAATTTTCAACTTAATATCTTAGAGCTCTAAGAGACTGTAAAACATACACTCTCTACATTACAATGGCAACTTTTAACGTACCTACTTTTGCGAACAATGAAGTTCGCGGTACTTCTTTCGGTTCTGTAAACCGTAACCCTGGTCTGGGTCGCACCGGCTTCGGTGATACCGTCACCATCAATGGTCAGACCGTTAGTGCATACGACGCTAAGTATGCAACTTACCTGAAGCTCTTTACGGGCGAAATGATCAAGGCGTATGAAAGCGCTACGATCGCTAAGGGCACCGTTCAAAGCCGTCAGCTCCGCAACGGCAAGGCTGCTCAGTTTATCTTCACCGGTCGCATGTCGGCTGAGTACCACACCCCTGGTCTGCCTATCCTCGGTTCCGCTGATAACGCAGCTGGTCTGGGTAGTGGTATCCCTGTGGCTGAGAAGACCATCGTCATGGATGATCTGCTGATCTCCAGCGCATTTGTCTATGACCTCGATGAGACTCTGGCTCATTACTCCCTGAGGAGTGAAATCTCTGCCAAGATCGGTCACGCTCTGGCTGAGGCTTATGACAAGAAGATCTTCCGTACGATTGCTCTGGCAGCACGTGAAGCTCATCCTATCTCTGCCGCTCCTGGTCCTGAGCCTGGTGGTTCTGTGATCCGTCTGGGTGACAACAACGAGTACAACGCTCAAGCCCTGGTTGACGCCTTCTTTGAAGCCGCTTCCATTCTTGACGAAAAGAATATGCCTAAGAACGGGCGTACCGCTGTCCTCTCCCCTCGTCAGTATTATGCGTTGGTCTCACAAGTAGACACCAACATCTTGAACCGCGACAGCCAAGGTACTAACCTGCAGGCTGGTAACGGTGTGTACAGCATTGCTGGTATTGACATCAAGCGTTCCAACAACCTGCCTTTCCTGGCTGGTACCGTTGCAACCGTCGAAGGTGAGAACAACGATTACAGTGGTGACTTCTCTAGTCACGCTGGTCTGATCTACTACCGTGATGCTGCCGCTTGTGTGGAAGCCATGGGTCCTTCGATCCAAACCTCTGGTTCTGACATCAAGACCATGTACCAAGGCGATCTTGTCGTCGGCCGTATGGCTATGGGCTGTGGCACTCTGAACCCTGCTGCTGCTATCGAACTGCAAGCTACCTGATTTAGGAGATTAACATGGCTATTACTCCTGGAACTAGCCGGATTGTCACTCAAACTAATGCAATGCTTCCTGGTGATCACATCGCTAGCCTCACTTTGAACCCTCCCTCTCCTGTAGAGATTGGGCGTACAGTGTCTGGTGGTGTGCAGGACAAAGCTGCTAATGGTGACGAACTAGGCGCAACTAACTGATCTTAATCAATTAATACTATGGCAAACGCTGCAACTGCTGCCGGTGATAACGGTGTAGCTGGAACCCTTGACGCTGGTCTGGGTAACGACTACGGTGCTATCACTGGTACCTTGGCTGCAGGTGACAAAGAGTGCGAAGGCTTTGATGAAGCCATCCGCCACTCCGTTGCCCGTACCCAGGGCGGCACTTTTTCTGGTGCTACCAACTCGGGCGGTAACCGCTCTGAAGTGTTCTCTGTGACCCAGGGACTCCGATTCGCTTACACTGGTGTTGAGGCTGATAGCCCCGCTATCGACCGCACCACCTGATTATACTGGGGAGTCTTATGGCTCCCCTTTTTCTTTAAAACTATGACCGTTTCTTCTTCCACATTTAAGACCGATACCGAACTATCCGCAGTCAATCAAGTGCTGGGAGCGATCGGTCAAGCACCTATTACTACACTTGATTACGCTAACCCTGAGATCTCCTACATCTACCAACTGTTGCAAGAATGTAACCGAGATGTACAGAGTGAGGGCTGGTCATTCAACACTGAGACTCACATCACCAAGACCCCTGATGCAAACGATCAGATCTTAATTACTGATGATGTGTTGCAGGTTGATATGTCAGGTGACTTTGCTAACCGTAATGTCAACGTTATTATCAAAGATGGTAAGCTGTATGACAAAGTGCAGCACACTAACGAGTTTACTAAAGCCAAAGGTCTACTGAACAATGACGGTACTATTGATCTTGATTATGTCTACCTTCTAGAGTTTGATAATCTACCCCAACCTTTTAAACGTCTAGTTATCTACAGAGCAGCAACCCGTGCAGCAGCACAGCTTGTCTCTAACCCACAACTAGTCCAGATGCTACAACAGAATGAAGTCCGAGCCCAAGCATATTGCATGGAATATGAGTGCAACCAGGGTGACTACAGCATGATGGGTTGGCGTGATGGAACTGTGTGGCATTCTTTCTCTCCTACTGATGCATTGCAGCGATGAGTTCTATTAGTCAAACAATCCCGAGCTATGTTGCGGGTATCTCAGAACAACCTGACCAACTTAAACTTTCGGGTCAGGTTAAAGATTGTGTAAACGCTCTACCTGACGTCACCAGGATGCTGGGTAAGCGTCCAGGATGTGAATTTCTACGTGAAGATACAGGAGCTAATGCACACCTGGGTAAATGGTTTGACATTTATCGTGATCCTAACGAGCAGTACATTGGTTCTGTTCGCACTGGTGGTACCGTGGATGTGTTCCGTGTTATAGATGCACCACTGCGTACCTACCGTAACAACGCTAACAATGCTGATGTTCAATCACGTGAGTACGTTGTAGTCACTAATCATGGGTCTGGTTTCACACCTGGCACTACAACTAACATTGCCACTACTAACACAACAGATGGTGCTGCTACTGGATTGACAGTTAACGTTACTGTTAATGCTGCTGGTTTAATTTCATTCGTTGGGATTAACCGTATGGGTGATCCATCTGCTAATGCTTATGAGCACGGTGATGTTATTACTATCACTGGTTTTGCAGCTGGTGCACAGATTACCTACTTCACTGGCTTAGCTGGTGAACAACTTAATGTTAAGTATGATGATGTTGGTCACAGCATCAATGACTTGAATGAAGCAGGTACCATTGCTCCTACTACTTCTGACACTAACTGTGAGTACCTAGAGCACACAGATAGTGACCGTATTAAAACCCTAACTATCAACGACACCACTGCGTTTGTCAATAGGGACACAGTAACAGCAATGACTGCTGATGTAGAACCTGCTGCTATTGCTGAGGGTTTCGTAGAGATCACTACTCTAGCATTTAGCCAAATCTACCAGTTTAACATTCTCCGTGGTGGTAACACTATTGAGATTATCTCTGCTCAAACTGGTGCTACTACTGCTACCGTTGAGGCATTGCTGGATGATTTGAGAACTAAGGTACTGGCTGAAGGTTTTGGTGTTAAGAAGATTGGTAACGGTCTTTACTTCTCTAGTGGTACTGGTGTAACGACGTTTGATCTTTCAGCTCTGCCTACCACAACAGGTAATTACAACCATGTTCCAACTACAGCAATCTCACCTACCACTAGCGGTGATGGTGAAGATCTGACTGTAACTGTTCAACACCATGCTAATAACATCACTGGTATCACAATTGTTGACCCAGGTTTTGGGTATGCTGTTGGTGATACGATTACGTTGACTGGTGATCAGCTGAACACTTCTACTAACTCTGATCCCCCGGATCTTACCTTTACTATCACAGCTCTAAACGATGCAACTACGTTCTCACTAGAGACACCAGAACGTCAGATCATGAATGTCTTCACCGATGAGGTGCAGGACATTACCCTGCTGCCTGACCAGGCTAGGCATGAGTACAGACTGCGTATTGCAAACAGTGGTAACCTTGAAGATGATTACTACGTTAGGTTTGCTGGTGCTAACGGTGATGATGGACAGGGCACGTGGGAAGAGTGGCGTGAAGCAGGTGTTGCAACTACGATTGATAACACCACGATGCCACACATTATGTTCCGTCAGAGTGATGGTTCATTCCTTGTGTGTCCTACAGAGTATGCACAACGTACAGTAGGTGACACGCTCACCAACCCTACACCGTCTTTCATCGGTAATACAATCAATAATGTGACTCTGTTTAGAAACAGGCTTGGCTTGTTGTCTAGGCAGAACTTGATCCTCAGTCGCCCTGGTGACTTCTTTAACTTCTTTGTATCGACTGCACTAGCTATCACTGCAAAGGATCCTATCGACCTGTCAGCTGCGTCTCCTAACCCAGCTACCCTGTTCGACTCTATCGAAGTTAACACCGGTCTTGTCCTGTTCAGTCGTACTGAGCAGTTCATGCTGACTACTGATAATGATGTGTTGTCACCTGAGACAGCTAAGATTAACTTTGTGTCGTCGTTTAACTACAACGAAAACGTTAGTCCTTTCTCTCTTGGTACTACTATTGGATTCCTAAATGATGAAGGTAGTAACACCCGGCTATATGAGATGGCTAACCCTCCTAGAGAGGGACAGCCTGAAGTTATTGAACAAAGTAAAATTATATCTAACCTATATCCAACTGGTATTAACCGGATTGCTACATCTAAAAACAATACTATTGTACTAACTGTGGCTTCTGGTACTCCAGATATCTTTGGCTATCGATACTATAACACCACGGAGAGACGCCTACAGTCCGCCTGGTTCAAGCTTAGGATGAGTGGAGATGTGATCTACCACACCATCATTCGAGACACCTACTGGGCCGTTATACGCAACTTAGACACGGCTGCTAATCCTGACGTTAATATCGTTACCATCCAAAAGATGGAACTAAAACAGAACGATGGTACTGTAACAGTTAACAACGCTACCCAAGGTATTATTACGTACCTTGATAATAAGCGTGAAGTTCCTAGTGCTGACATGACTTATGATGCCGGTACAGATACTACCACGTTTACTCTGCCTTGGACTTACGATCAAACTAAATTAAATGCAACTACTTTTGCAACTGGTCTAACTGTATTCCAACTTGGAGATGGTGCTGATGGTCTTGCTGTTGATATTGTATCAGCCGGTGGTACTCCTGCTCGCATTAATACAATTGATGCAACTTTCCAAACCGTTACGTTGCGTGGACGATGGAATGAGCAAACCGAGATTGCAGTTACTAATGCTGCTGTTGGCTCTAACCTAAGCACGGGTAAATTCGTCGGTCTTGGCACTACAGGTGGTACAGGCACAGGTCTATTGCTAGCTGGTGTGGTGGATGTAGACGGTAACCTGACTAAAGTACAGATTGTAAACCCTGGTTCAGGGTATACCACAGGTGATGTGGTCACTATCCAGGCTTCTGTTGGCACGGCTACTACTGCTACATGCACACTTACAATTACTCCACAAAGTATATTTGTAGGTTATGCTTATGAAATGGATGTACAGTTCCCTGTTATCTATCCTGTTAAAGGTGCGGGTGATTCAGCTAGATCTGATGTCCAATCCAGTTTGATTATCCATCGTTTTAAAGTGAATACTAACTCTACGGGCACTTTCCAAATGGAACTTGGTCGTAAATATAGAGATACATTCTCAACCACACATGAAGCAAAGACGTTTGACTCTTATCTAGCAGACGATATTGCTATCGGTGATGTCGATGAAACCGTAGTCGCGTGTTATGACCGAAATACTAATGTGGATTTACATCTTAAATCTTCTTATCCCCTGCCAGTTACACTTATTTCTATGACTTGGGAAGGAGAATATACCAACAAGAATTATAGGAGAGCGTAACTATGGATCCAGGAACAGCCGCGATTATCGCTGGTAGTCTGCAGGCGGCTGTGGGTACTGCCAAGGGTATCTTTGGTGACTCACAACGTGATAAGGCAGCTGCTCGTGCTAAGAGCGCTGCAATGAAAAAGTATAGAGCGCAGAAGAAATCGCTCTATGCTGGTTTTTACCGTGATTTAGATAAGTATAATGCCAATGTTCAGTACACTGAGCAGATGTGGAATGCTAAGTTCCAACAAGGCATGGCTGATATTGATTTCACTAATCAACATGCAGCTGAAACTTACTACTTACGGCAACAACAACTTAACCAACAGTTCCAACAACTAGCATTTGAAGACCAAGACCGAGCTGTACGCCATGCTAAATCACAAGGTGTAGCTGCTGCTAAGGCACAGACAGGTGTTACAGCTGGTCGTTTTGACATAGCTAATGCTGCTATTAAAGGTCGTAACGAGGCTATCCAAGCCCGTGAGGTGACTGGTTTGATTGATTCGTTTGATCTGCAGAGCAAGCGTGACAACCGTATTGCTGAGCACAGACTGAATAACATCGGTAGGAGCATGTCTATCCTACCTCAACTTGGTCGTGCACCTATGATGCCTACTATGCCTGAGCGTCCTACTGGTTTCACACAGAATAACAATGCGTTGTGGATGGATATCACAGGTTCTGTGGTAAGTGGAGCTATGACTGCACTTGGTGGACAGGGTAAAGACCCAGGTGATATTAAAGTCCCTGATTACTCTACGTCTGGTACTGATTTTAGCAAGATAGGTGACGTGGGTCAAGGAGTTGATCTTGGTGGTATTGCTACACAACAGTTTGGTACAGCTCCAAATTTAAACGCAGCAGCTCCGTTATTTGGTACAGGAGGATTTAAATTACAACAATGAAACCATTTGAAGGCCAGCGTAGATTTACTCCTGCTAAACTACCAGATGCTGGTCAACCGTTAAAAACACTAGACATTACTCCTCAGATCTCCCGTGCTTTCCAAGAGCAACAACGGATGGATCAGGAGTATTTCCGTTCTATTGATCGAAACGAAAGGCAGGAACTAGAAAACCTACAAACACAGTATGAGAATCAGCAACGTAGTGCTGCTCTCGAAGACGCAAACCTCAATAAGCTGGTAGCATTTGCTCCAACAATTCAAGATCTTGCTGAGAAAAAGTTAAAGGCTGAAGTTGATGAGGCTGGTTTACGTGGTAAAATGAAGTATTTTAATCAGGACTTTAGTGACCTGCAAAATACTGAATACTACAATCAACAGATGGCTCTACTGCAAACTAGCATTGCAGATGCAGATGAACGAGCTGCCACTGCCTGGGAACGTACAAAAAATTATGAAGTAGCTAAGCTATACAAGACATTGCCAAATGGTGAGCGTCTTGAGTTTGCTAAGCAATTTCTTGCATCTATGCAGGCTGAGTTCCCATCAGTTCTGTCAGAGAGAATGACTAGTGATAATACCACACAAATTAATGTGGGTCCTATAACATTCACACCGGCTGGTGCTAGAGGCAGGTCACAAACTGGTGCCGCTGCTGCTGAAATTTATAAGCAATTTATTGTTGACCGTGGTGCAACAGGCATCAATCCTTATTTCTTTGAACAGTTCTTTGCTGGTGGTGAAAACGGTGCTCGTGCTGCTACTCAGAAAATTCTGAACAAACGTAATAATTATGATGATCAGCAGGATTCGTACGACAGATTGCAGCGGGTAATGGCTGGAAAACCTGCCGATTTTAAAAACAATGCAAGCGCTAATTTAACTGATGTAATTAACGCTACTCGCATGTTGACAAATGGTAATGGTGATCAATTACCACCTGAAAAAAGAACTGAAATTCTACGTGATTATATCAAGGACTCACTTGAATCTGGAGTCATCGACTCGATCCCTACTCTTTATCGTATTTTAGGTAACACTCCTGATCCGTCTGCTCCTGGTAAAAGCCTACTTAACCGTAAAACTTTACTAACTGAACTGAAAGAACATAAGTTTACTGCTGATCATGACGCTCATCTAGACCGTGAGAAAGGCAAGAAAATGGCTTGGGAACGTGAAAACGGTTTGCGTGATCAAACTATCACTGACTTTAATCGTCAACAAGCTACTGGTGATGACGTTACTTTCAAAGAGATTGAAGAAGCTCAAAGTAAAGCAATCTACTACACCGGTAAACGTGACCCTCAGATTGATCAGTGGGTCAAGATGAACCACAAGCTGACACATAACAAAGAAGATAACCTAGTTGCCTTGCAACGCGCTGGAGCTGCTGGTGACCTGTCTACAGGAATGGTTATTAGTGCTGGTTATGGTAGTGATGAAAACCTGATGAACCTTGCTCGAAACCAAGAGAAGCATCGAAAATCTAGGGAACAAGCTGATGCTGAAGTTAAATCAGGATTTACACGTGACATTAGGAATGTTTCGGGTGACAAATACAAAAGTATTACTGGTGAAGATATCACAACCAAAGATGCTGTCCTTCGCCAGCACATGATACGATTGTATGTAAAATCACGGCAAAAATTACTTGCTACGGGTAGATATACTGATGATGCTGGACAGATTATAGATGAAGCACTTTTAGATGCTGACACCCTTACTGATGTTGATCAGTATATGAAGAATAAAGGGTTTCAACCAGGTGAAAAAGTAGGTTTGTATGCACCAGGATCTGATGGTGATTTTGCTAACTTTTTCCGTGATAGATTAAGTTACACTACTGAGGTAAATCGACAAATTAGTTTATCTGAAAAAGAACAAGAACAATGGGAAGCAGGTGTGGCTGCTAACCAAGGAAAGACTAATATCGCTAATGTTGATTCTTACTTTCCTAAAGGACAAATTGAGGCTGCTGCTAGAGCCTACTACAATGATGACGGTACAATTAACAAAGATTTTGTTCTGCCTTATGGTGTCCGTAAATGGGCACGTAGGAACCCATCTCAAACTCCTTTACAAATTTTCCAAAGCCTTGTTACTGCCAAAGGTATTGTTGACAGTGCAGGCAACCCTCTAGAAATTAAAGCACCTGCTGTACTAGATTATGTCTTTAAGGATGTTTCTGGCAGCGGTGGTATATCCCCCTCACTCGCTAATATTTATTTAAATGCTGAATCCCCCCATCAAGCTCTTAGGGCTGGTGTTACCAATAGCACTGGTTTCCAAGATATCCGTGTCCCCCAACAATACAGCGTCCCACTTGGGGAAGTAGCTCAGGGTTCAGGTATGCCATATCAAACACTGGTTGCAGCTGCACAAGCTGTGTCTGGTTTTGACACGTCTATTCCTGAACCCTTAAGTCAAGACCCTCAACGTAGTATTGAACGGTTTGCAAAGGTTAACCAATACCTGTCATCAAAAGGTATCTATAGTGATAACCCTGACCATGAAGATGCTATGATGCTTGGGTTTAAATATGGTGACAACCTTACATTTAATGGTGGTATCTTAGAACCCACCCCTGAACAAGATGCTTATCTTAACAGTATCTCTGCAGCCAAAGCTGGTCTTGGTGACCGCTCACAGCTGACAAACCCAGCGTTGCTGAACCCCCGACTGGCTGCACAAGTGCGTCAGAACAGAGGTGGTGGTTCAAGACAAGTTATAGACCGTCCGCAAATTGAAGATGTCATGAGGCAGGCTGGTTGGCCTTCACAATTGATTAAAAAAGGTTCTGGCATTGCGTTGTTAGAAACTGATGGTCGCGTTGGTATTGACACGGTTCAATCTGGTTTAGACCCTCAAATGCGGAATGAATATTCTATTGGTTTGTTCCAGATTAATTATCAAGCACATAAACCTATGCTAGATGAAATGGGTATTTCTGAACAAGATCTTCGGGATCCTATGATTAATGCACGTGTAGCATTACGTATCTATAATATGCAGGGTTGGAATGCTTGGTATAACTCTAATAAAAAATATGAAAGTGGTGCACGTGGCTACAAACAGTAATCTACGGAAACTTAAATGGATTTAGAAGAATATTCAGCAGAAGACAGACTGGCGGACCTAGAAAAGGAACGTGAAGAACTTCGAGAGCAAGTGTTTAAAGATGCACAGCTTGACAAGTTAGACAACCCTGAAGGTCCTACAGTTGTCAATAGCCCTGCTGAAGAAACTGCTACGGCAGAGAAGACAGAAGAACCAAAAGAAAAATCTGCTACGGCAGATGGTCCTACTTTCGATGAAGCGTTCCCTGGGTCTACGGACACAGAATCATTTAACTACAGAGATGTCAATCCTGATGGTACTACACGCTTGCGTCCTAAAGCCGGACCTAATCGTGAAGATGAGATCATCGGTCCTACACGCGAGCCTGGGCGCTATGAGCCGGGTGGTTACCAACCGGGTACAATCATGGACCCAGAGGTTGGAAGCCCCTTGCGGGGTGTTGCAGAGGCCACACAGGGCATTTCTGCTGGCCTAGGTGATTGGTTTACTTCTGAGATTAACAAACTACAATGGGCTGGGGTTCAAGTACCTCGCCCTGCAAATGTAAATAGTGAACTGCAGGACGCCATGCGTGACGCTACTGCAGTGCTTGCTCCTACTCTTAGTTATTTCTTTGGTGCTAAGCGTGGTTTGAAAAACATCCATGCTAAAGGTATTGCACCTAAAAAACTACAAGCATTGGGTAATGACCCTGCTTTTAAAATGCTTTCAGACTTTGGTCTTTCACAAGGTGTTGGTGCTTACGTAGATTCTACATCTTACCAATCATTAGAAGACCATAACATAGCTGGTATGTTGAAAAAGAACTGGCCAAAGTTCTGGCAAAACAAACTACCTAACTGGCTAGCTACTTCTGACGCTGAAGGTACTGATAGTTTTCGCCATAAAAACCGGTTGGAAAGTGGTGCACTCGGTACTGTTACAGAAGCTATTGGTTCTCTTGCACGTTTGACTAAAGCTGTTGTTAAAACAGAAGCCTTCTCTATGAAATGGCTTCCACGTAGCGAGCGGTCTTCTATGCTCAATCGCTTGGCTGGCCGTAGCAAAGAGACAGTACACGAGACTAATTTGCGCACGCTGGCAGATGCTGCTGACGCTAAGAACAAAGCTCTTGATGATCTTGGTGCCTATTACTTGTCTAAAGTAGACCCCGATGCACCTATCACTAAGCCAATCAAAGGTGTACACCGTCTTTGGGACATGGCTGATGAAGCTATGCGTACCGTTGACGACGGTGGTATCCCTGGTGCTATGACTGACATGGCACGTGTTGCACGTAGTGCTGGTACACAAAACGGACGTCTGCGTAGTGTTGTTTCTTCCGTGACTCTCAAGTATGGTCTAGAGCCAGAGAACATGGCTAGAGGATTCCTGCTTGATGAAGCTACTAAACAGCTAGCTGAAACAGATGGTTGGGATGTAGTGATTGCTAACTATGGTAAACTTAGTTATGAAGACATCACTAAGACTGCTACTAGCGTAGCTGAAACCCTGTTGGAACCCGGTGCAGAACCAGGTTTCCTTGTTAAGATCCTAGATAAGTTCTCACAAGTTACTGAAGAAGGTGTAAAACGTCTTGATCCTATTGGTCAAAGTGCTCTTAAAAAGGCAATTAAAGGCTATGAGAATAAGATGTACACCCTTGCTCGTCACATTGCAGGTGCTACCTTAGACACCTCACTGGCTGGTCAGGTATCAGATACTGCTGAAACTGTTTTGGAAAACTTGTCTGCAGACTCTGCTAAGCATTTGCTTGAAGAGATGTTTGACCGCTTTGAAGTTTTGATGGTTCATCAACGTATGAATCAATGGGCTGGTAAAAACACAATGTTAAATCCTGATCGCATGGATTCATTCAAAACATTGATGAAGAACAACCCTGAAGAAATGAAGCGGGCACTTAAGGCTGAGGAAATAGCTCAAGTGCAAGCATTGCAGAATACCATGGCTGAAGCTAAAGACATGGTTGGTAAGTTCCGTGAGATTGCTGAAGAGAATCCTGCGTATCTTAAACCATTCCTAGAACAGTCCGATTATGCTAATGGTAATGTAGCTAACCTACGTAATTTGTATGCAGAATACAAAGAACTGATGGGTACTTGGCATAAAGCGTTCTATGATGGTAAACCTGAGATCCCTAGCATGGTTGTCCAGGCTGGTTGGTCTAACGTTATGAACTCTAAGCTTAGTGCATTCTCTACTCCACTATCTGCAAAGATTGGTAACACTGGTGGTCTGCTGCAAAAGTGGACTGGCATGTATAGTGGTGCACTTATGTCAGGTGATATGTACAGTTTACGACGTGCTCACCACGCCTATGGTGCTATGTCTGAAACCTTTGGACTAGCACAGAAAGCTTACAATGAAACGTTGTACAAACTTTCTACTCAACCAGCTAAGGCATTCCAAGAAATGCGCCCTGACGTTGCTCTTAAAATCGATGACCGTATGTCATTTGTAGAGAGCATGGCAGAAGCTGCTATGGAAGAGGGTAACGATGGTCCAATGATCTTGGTCCAACAGCTTAAAGCTATGCAAGACTTTGCACTGCACCCTGTAATGAGGTTTAACAGCAATGTAATGTCTGCTGATGATGCTTGGGCTCAAGCGTACCTTGCTAATATTCAAGCTAGGTTTGATGCCTTTGATGCTGTACATGGTAAGATTCAACTGAAGGATTTTGTTAAAGAAGGTCTGAACAAAAAAGAGATGTTTGATGAGGCATATAAAATTGCCTCCGCTAAAATCTTTGATGAAAACGGTAGGGTTGTTGACAAACGTGTTATCTTTGACACTAAAGAGGTTGCTATGCAGCTCGATAATAGTGTGTCAAAAGGTTTCTCGTGGTTAACACGTCGTTTGCCTATCCTACGATCCGTCTTTACATTCCCTCGTAACAACGGTAATGCACTGTCTCTCTTTGCTAAAAAGTACAATCCCATTTCTCCTTTGGTAGCTGGGTTTGGAGATGATCTTTATAACTATGCTTTTAAACCTTATAGTAAATATGATGATGCAGAGATTCTAGAAGCGTTAAGCAAGAAAGGTATAACTGATCTGCCGATTGAACAAGCTCATCAGAAGTTTATCAGTCTTCGACATGAGGCTAAAGGTAGACTTGCTGCTGCTAGTTTCTTTACTATGGGTGCTTACAACGCATTCATTAATGATCGTATTACTGGTGATGGTCACTGGGATCCAAAAGTTCAACGTGCTAGAGAGAAGAATGGTAACTGGAAATCACGTACCTACACCTTCCCTACTGGTCACCAAGTTAGCTATGCTGGTTTAGGACCTATTGCTGACCTGGTTGCTACTGCAGTCAACGCTTTGGATAACTATGAGACCCTAGGTGAAGAAGGTATTGAAACTATTGGTCAAAAGATCTCGTTCTTCTTAGGTGCTAACCTAAAAGAGAAGGTCATGATGGATAGTCTCAAGACAACTCTTGACATGTTTAGTGGTAACGAGGGTGCTATTAACCGTTGGACAGCAGGTATGATGAATGATTTTATTCCTGGTGCTGGACAACGTACTGAATGGGGTCGTTTGATGACGCCTGAGCGTCGTGAACTTAACCGTACTATGGATGGTTACTTCCGTAATAAGAACAAGTTTGCTGATACGTTTGTCCCTGAAGAACAACGCTTGCCTATTTCTTACGACTGGTTGCATGGTGATAAAGTGGATGGCACTGAGTCCTTCTTGATTCGTTTGAACAACACTTACAACCGTGGTTTTACTATTAGTGAAAAAGAAAGTCCTGAGCACCGGTTCTTAACAGCAGTTGAGTATAATGCTGAACCTGCTTTTAGCACTGATCCTAGCACTGGTATTGAATACACTAATACCGAACGTTCTGAACTAAAACGTCTTGTAGGACAAGAAAAGAACTTCCTTAAGGCTGTTCGTCGTATCATGGACAAGCACGTTGATTCTCTTGATAAACTGGAGGATTACCGTAAACAAGGTTATAACAACACACAGCTACCTGTAGATAAGTTCCTGTTTATACATATTGAACTAGATGAAGAACTTAATCGAGCTGTAAAAGACGCACGTGACCGACTCTCAACACGTGATCGTTTACAGACTGAAGCTTGGATTCGCGATGCGAATGTCCAACGTGCAGCAAAAGGTGAGCCGCCATTAACCTTTGAAGCACAGCAGTTCTTACGCGACTCTGTAAACAAGTAATGCTAATTTCTGATGGCAACTACACAAAATGAACATAATGGAAACGGTACACTACGCCGTTTCTCTTTTACTTTCCCATATATTAAAGAAGATGATGTAAAAGTTCAGGTCCGTACCTCAAACGCTGACGTTACAGACATCGCATCTAATACCTATACGTTCCCTTCTGCCACTGAAATCCAATTTAGTGCTGTTACTGAAACTACTTTTCAAGAATCTACGGGTGCACCTAAATCAGGTGTAACTGTCCGTATCTTTAGAGACACTGATCTTGATACTGAGCGTGTTACGTTCTTCCCTGGTTCTTCTATTAGAGCACAGGATTTAAATGATAACACGCTGCAAAACCTGTATGCTAGCCAAGAACGTCAGAACCGAGCGGTAGATAGTACCGGTGGTACAATGACTGGTGACTTGTTAATGCTCCAGTCAAACCTTAGATTTGAAGGTGCAACTGCTGACGATTTTGAAACTACACTGACGGTTACTGATCCAACTGCTGATCGGACAATTACTCTGCCTAACCAATCTGGCACAGTTCCTGTCTTAGCAGCTGCATCTAATACTCAGATTACTGCTACCCCAGAAGAACTAAATACCCTTGATGGTTATACTGGTGACCATACCGATCTCAACAAACTTGACGGTTTTACTGATGGCACTGTTACTGCTTCAAAAGTAGTAATAGTTGACGGAAATAAAGATATTGATGGATTCCGCAATGTAACTGCAACTGGCGAAATCGCTGGTTCTACTGGTAATTTTAGTAGCACTGTAACTGTTGCTACTCCTACTGCTGATGGACATGCAGCAACTAAAGAATATGTTGACGATGTTGCAATTGCCGCTATTCCAGATAGTGACAAAGGTGATATTACTGTTACCAATAGTGGTGCTACATGGACTATTGATAATGGTGCAGTCACCTACGCCAAAATGCAGGACGTTTCTGCTACAGACCGTCTACTTGGTCGTGATACTGCAGGAGCTGGTGATGTAGAGGAGATTGCACCTGCTGCAGTTCGCACTATGTTGAACGTAGCCGATGGTGCTAACAACTACAGTCACCCAAACCACAGTGGTGATGTAACTTCTACTGGTGACGGTGCAACTGTAATTGCTGACGATGCAGTTACCTACGCTAAATTACAGAATGTAGCTGCAAATAGCATTCTTGGTAATAACACTGGTAGTGCTGCAAATGCTATTGAACTTACAGCTGCACAAGTTAGAGCTTTAGCTGCAGCAGCTGGTACTGGTACTGTTAACACCTTTAGCCGCACTCAATCCGTTACTCCTGAAGTAGAAGCAACGGGTGCTATTGATTTTACTCAAAGCAACTTTATTGAACTTGGCACTGGTGATTATTCTAGTGCAACTGTCACTCAAACAGTAATTGGCACATCTGGATTACTTTATTGCGATACTGCTGCTCCTAGTGCTTTACCTGCTGTTTTAAAACATCCAGCTGGTACTTATACTGCTCCCACTGCATTTCCAGCTGTTGCTCCTTGGTATCAAGCTGAAACCGATGAAATCCTCGTGGGGAGTTGGACACAGGGGATTGCCTAATGGATTACGCAAATTATTGGGCGTCTGCTACAGCAACAGCAGACCTTGGCGACACTATT